ATAGAAATAGTTAGTATTTTTAACTATTTTATTTAATTCTTTCTGAATTATCTTAGGATTTACATATTTAGTCATAAATAACCCTATAGATATAGATATATAGTTCTATATTAAGATATGTTTTTGATACACCCAAAGTAAGTTTTTGATACACCCAACTATTTCCTGTTATTAACTATGTGAATAACTTTTGGATTATTCATGGCATAGTTCTTTTGTTGTTTATTCTTAGCTAAAGTAATTTTTCTTCGCTTATTTAGATTATGTTGTATATAATCTTGCATCAAATTTTTCTCAAAAACATAATGGTTTGTGCCATTGTTAATTTGTTTTCTAGCAAGCATCCCAAACAACTGTAGTCGGTCAAGGCACTTAGTAAGTGTTCTCCTGGTTTTAATACCAGTTCTTTTCATCAAATATTTGTGGGATATTCGGCAACCATTAGGTGCAAACTCAAAGGATTTGCAAATGACATAGATTAACTTCTCATGGCTATTTAAGTTAGTGTTGTTAATTAAGTCTTTGTCAAATTTTTCAAAATATTTCATTTAAACATACCTAATTCTTTATCAATTCTCTTTTTAGCTATTTCTATGTACTCAGGATTTAACTCTATTAAAATGGCAGTACGATTTAATGACTTAGCTACGATTCCAGTAGTTCCAGAACCACCAAAAGGATCTAAAACTACACCACCCTCTGGACAACCAGCTTTGATACATGGCTCAATTAAATCTTTTGGAAAAGTTGCAAAATGAGCTTCCTTGCAAGGCTTAGTAGTCACTGTCCAAACATTTCTCTTATTTTTACCTATTGGATTATTTTTAATTTCGTCTAAGTGAGATTCTGTATAAGTTAGACCATAATCAATATTGTTAAATGTATTTGTCCAATCATTTATTAAATCTTTAATTTTATTCCAATCTTCAACAGATGGAAAAGCAAATCCTATTTCATCTTTTCTAAACCAATGTTCAATAGTTGTTTTTTTAATATCAGTATTTTCAACTAAATCTTTAATGGTAGTTTTATTTCTTAAATAATTTACAAATTCTTTTTGACTTGGTAATTTAGGTCTTGTTTCAACTAATTTAGTTCCTCTAATTTTTGACATTCCTTGCCTATGTTTTTTTTCATTTTCATCAGTCTGATATTTACCAAAAACAGCTTTCATATTGCCATTAGACTTCATTCCACCATTTCCCCTAGTGCTACCTTTTTGATTTTTTAAATTAGGTTGGTTTAATCTTGTTAATGAACTTGATGTTAAAGGCTCTCTAATAGCATCTGCATCATAATAATATTTTTTAGATTTTGTGATTAACCATATTTTTTCATGTGCAGATGTTGGTCTATCTTTTGTACTCTCAGGCATTGGATTAGGTTTATGCCAAATAATTTCTGATCTAATCCACCAACCATCTTCTTGTAGAGCTATGGCAATTCTATTTGGTATCATCACTAAATCTTTAGGTTTTAAAGATCCTTGAATAGTAGAAAATGGTTTATCTCTAAAAGTTCTGTCATCACCTTTAATTAAATATTTACCAGCAAATTGAACTTTATTTTTAATTTGATCTTTTACTTTTGTGCCATTAACTGTTGCAGCATAACTATCTCCATAATTTAACCACACAGTTGCTGAGTCTTTCAGCTTCGGTTTTATAATTCTAAATAATTTTACAATATTTTGTATATGTTCTTGGTAAGTAGGCTCTAAACCAAGTTGTCCTTGAACTCCATAATCTCTTAAACCCCAATAAGGTGGAGAAGTTACTACGCAATCAATAGAATTATCATCTAATTCTTCTAACTTATCAAACACATCACCTTGCAAAAAACTAATCATCAGCTTTTTCACCACCTTTACCTAGTTCATCTAATGGTATTTGTAATATCTCAGATGAGTAATGGTCTGGGCAATAATGCTTACCATTTTCTGTTAATACAGCTGGTGCTTCACAATCTTTTATGCAGCACTGCTTTGCTGGATCACCATACATATCTAATTCCATGCTCCATCTTTTAAAAATTTAATTGGTGTTAATTTATCTATGCCTAACGAATGAACTTTTGGTCGGTCAGCAATGCCAAAGTCAGTTAAAAATCTGTCAGTACCTAAAACATGGGTGCTATTAACAAAACCATGAATTTCAAATATTGGAGTCTTATCAATTACTAAAATATAGATTTCATTTTGCTTACTACCTTTTGGTCTAATAATTAAACTGTTATTTTGTTTAGGTAGCTGCGATCTAACTTGTAAATGTATGTCATGAAATATTATGTCAGGGTTAGAGCCATGATTTACATGAAAGTTAAATGCAGTGTCCAGGTAACGACAAACTGCAAGCTCTGCACAAGCACCACTAATTGATTTTGCTATCTGGTCATTTACTGTGCCTTTATAGTTATGACCCCAACTTTGTTTTAATCGTAATGACTCAAAAACTCTAAGTAAGCCTGTTTGAGAAGCTGCCATTAAATCATATAAATCTAATTTTACTTCAATCATAAAAGTAATTTGTTTCCTTTTTTTACATTTTCTGTAGCAGTTAAATATTGAAGATTGTTTTCAACATGAAAACCTGACACTATTGGATTGTTTAAAGGTATAATGTGATCTACATGATAGCCTTTTGGACAATTTTTATAAATTAATTTAATTTTTTCTAAGTTTGCCCATTTAGGTATAGCTCTCAATTTTATTGCTCTTCTTTTGTTCAATCTGGCTCTCATCAATGCCATTGCCTCTGGTCTTTTAAAATATTCTTTTCTGTAAATTGCTTGCTTTTCTTTGCCGCCTTTTTTGTAATACCATTTTTGAGTATATCTAAATCTTGCTGCTTTACCCTTATCTGTTAAACGATAATTATTATCCCATATTCTACGATCAAGATTTCTTTGCTTTAACCAAACCTTATCCTCTCTTTTTTTTCTTTCTCTGAATCTTCTTAATAATTTTCCTTTTTCTGTTTTTGCGTATCTTTTACTGCAAGCTTTTCTTTTATCGGATCTATTATAAATATAATTTGATAATTTTGATTTATCAGTTTTTCTATACTCTTTTCTACAACAAGCTTTTGAACAAAATCTTACTTTTTTATTTTTACCTTTTAATTCAATTTCTTTATTGCAATGCTCACAATTTTTAAATTTTATCCCATAATATTTTTGTTTAGATTTTTTCATAGCAACCAGTTACCCTCTTGATCTTTGCAGTATGAAGCTACTATTGGTTTGTTGTTGTAAATATAAAAACCCCAAATTTCACCATTGCCATCTTCAAACTTTGGGTTGTCATACCAGGTTGCTTTACTTTCAAATGCTGCATCACAATCTGTAAAATTTTTAATATAAATTTTTTCGTAATTTATTCCTTGAGCTGTAAGCAATGCTAAAATTAAAAAGGCTTTCATTTAGCAGTACACCTTTTAATAAAATTTAATAACTCAGGATTTTGTAAAAATATTTTTGAAAACTCATCAGCTACAAAAGTAACTGTACCCTCCTCACCTAAATTTTTTAAACGAATCGATGACTTATCAGCTATAAAATGACCAATTTCATGTAAAACTGTATTTAATAATATTAATTTACTTAGGTTTTCTTGAATTGATATAGTTTGTGTGTTTGGGTTGTAGCAACCATACATATTGCCTGATTCTGCTTGTTTTTTGCTAATTTTTACTATTTTTGCTTTGTAATTTCTGTAGCGAATCTCACTCATCAATTTCATTTTTAGACAATAGCTATTTTGAGTCAGTTGTAAATTAATATTTGTATTTAATTATAAATAAATTATAAGAAACTTATATGACGAATCACCCTAAAATTTTAGGAGATTGCTATAAGAAATTTAACTTGGCACATACTAGCAAGAGCCAAAACACAATTCCTGACGATATAAGATTCAGAAATTACATTGTACTTACCCCAAAAGAAAAAGCTAACCTACCAAGTAACTGTTCTTTTACTGGCGGTACGATTGCACATGAAATAATTCAAAAAATATTATGTAAGAATTTAACTTACGAACAAGCACTAGAGTCTGTGCAAGAAAAAATAATTAACTACAAAAGCATTGATGAAAAGGATGACATCAAGTTTGGTCATATTATGGATAACATGGAAAGCTTAGTTAATAATCATTTAGAAAATATTGCAGAAGTAGGAAAACAAACCTGGAAAGATGAATTAGAATACACACACTGGGCAAATGGTATTAGTACTTATTTTTTAATGTATGTTGATTTAGTTGGGCAAACAGAATTTTTTGATATTAAAAATGTGTTTGGCACACTAACTAAAACTAAAAAAGGTTTTAGCTATTCAAAAAGAAAGTGTCCTCAAGTTCCATACCATTCAGATTGTATGCAAGTTGCCTTGTATAGCAAAGAGCTGCCAAAACTAAAACCTTGCCTGACCTATGCAAGTGATAGTGATAGAGTTGTTTTTACACCTAGCAACTGTGTAGAACTTAGACCTGAGAGCTTACAGTATTACTATGAAGAATTAGTGTTGTACCAAAAGTGTTGGGAACAAAAATTAAAATTAGCTGATGGTGATACAAAAGTTTTAGCTTTACTTTGCAAACCTGATTTATCTGAAATAAGAAAAGATGGTTTTTGGTGGAAAGGTTTAGATCCTGACATTATAAAAAGATTTAGGAGTTATTATGAACTTTAAAACATTAATTGCACACTACGATTCTTTGCCAAAAGATCAGCTAATACAGAAGCTAGTAGATAAAAATGCTCTGCTGCTAAAACAAGAAAATGAAATTACCAGGCTTACCAAAGAAGTTAAGGATATTAGAGAAATAGAGCAAGATCACAAACAGCTAAATGGGAATCTACAAAAAGAATTAGATCAACTAAAGGAGAGAAATGAAAACATTAACTGATGCTATACAACAATTTAGAAATGATATTGACGATAGCGATTATGCAAACTTAGGTGCTAAAGGTAAATACTTAACAGTACCTTACAGATTAAAATTTGTTAGAGAATATTTTGGTGAGAGGATTAGAATTGTTACTGACAGTTTTGATTTACCTGATGGTATTCATAAATTTAAAACAGAAATTTTTTTAGATGATAAATTAGTATCTACTGGTTTATCTAAACAAACACAAAACAAAGATAAAGAATTTGAAAAGCAATCCACTGTGTCATGTGGTAGAGCATTAAGTTTCTTAGGCTTCTTTGGTGATGAGATTGCAACAGCTGAAGAAATGGAACAGTTTTTAAATAAACCTAAAGTCAAGCAAGAAGTAAAAACACAAACCAAAACTATACCTGAGCTAGCTAATGATTGGATTGACCAAATGAAAACAGCAGCTCAACACTCAAAGTCATCACACTACTTTGAAAAAAATTTAACTCCTATTAAAGAAAAATATAAAGATGAGATTCATTTAATAGCAACTGATCCAATTGAACAGTTAAGAGTTGATACAGAATACAACAAACTAAAATCACAAATACAAACAAGAGGTACAAATGGCAGATAATAATTATGATAATTCTGGTGCATTATGGAAAAGACAAGCAACTCCAAAAGATGAGCCAGGTAAAAAATATCCACACTACACTGGTAACGTAACTTTAAATGGTGTTAAGAAAAATGCTTCGGCTTGGCTTAATACTGAAAAAGGTACTGATCCAGCAAAAGCTGGGCAACCTGACATATCAATTAAGTTAAACGATCCAATTAAGAAAGATTAACATGGAAAGTAAAAACCCTCCTCACTATCAAAAAGCAATACAAACTTGCGATGCCATTATGAGTCAAATGACTCCAGAAGAAAACATCGGCTTTTTGAGAGGATCAGCAATGAAATACTTATCTAGGTTTGGTGCTAAGGGAGGGCAAACACTAGAGAAAGCAATTATGGATTTAGAAAAATCTAATTGGTTTAACCAAAAGTTAGTTAATTATTTAAAGAGTCTTGCAACAGATGGCAATGACTTACGAAGCACTACAACAAATGTAACCAATTTATTTGAGGATAAGAAATGAAAATTAGAACTAATGGCAATGGTCATATCTACCTTAGCCAAATTAAAAAGGATGTGCTGAACTTTATTAAGCACTTTATAGAAACTTATGACTATGCTCCAACCTATAAAGAAATTGGTGAAAAATTTCAATTTACTAGAGCAAGAGCTGGTGCTTTGATTGCAGAGTTTCGTAAATTAAATTTGATTAGCAAAAGCAATCAGGCACATAGAAATATTGCCTTATCAGATAAGCAACTAAAATTAATACCAACATTAAAAGTTAATAAAAGTTACTCAACAATGGAGTTCAGAAAATGACTAAAGTTTTAAAAGAAAGTTTTTATGAAGCAAACTTTAGAGTTGATGAAGAATTTGACAATGCAGAGTTAGCTGCAAAATCAAATAACCCTAGCGATAATGCTAAGGTTACTGTTCTTGATTTAAAATTTGATAAATCAAGAATTAAATTAACCAAAGATGAGGAGTCTAAGGATGGCTTTAAGTAAAAGTAATAGTCTTATAAGACGTTACCAAAAACTTGAAAAGTATCATGCTGAAATTATGAAACCAGCTAAGTCTGGCAAAGCAAGACAGTGTGTTCATTCAAGCGTAGCGTTCAAAAAATATGTTAAGACTTTTAGGCAGATATGCTTGGTAGAAAATGAGGATGCCAAGTTCATGTATTCGCCTTAATAACTGATGTACTTAAAAGTTGTAAAAAACTACAGGCTAGGAGTCTGCATAAAAGAGAGGAAGAATGACAAGACCATATAAAAAACATAAATTATCAGATTTAGATAAAGCCATGAATAAAGTGATTGGTAAAAAAGTTACTGAAGCTAGGCATAAGAGAATTAAAATTATAAATGCTGGTGATCCAGAATTGCCATCAAGAGCTTTTGAAAAAGTTGTATTCTGTACACAAACAGAATTAGCAAAAGGTTTAAATGTAAAATATCAACAAGT